ACCATAGTGTCGCCTTCTTTATAGATGCGCCCCGGAAACTGGCCCGCGTACCCCGGATCACCCATCTCAAGACCCAAAGCCTCGTTCATGGACATCAGCCCGCCGCTTGAGCCCGCACCTAAATCTACAACACTATCAGCCATGGTTCCCTACCAATACTTTTTCATCATTTCCATAATATCATCATATTCGGCAATCTTTTTTAGTTCCTCTACCACAGCTTCAGCTATGTCCGAGTGCTCGCCAATACCCGCAGGGTTACTTAAATAAATATCTATGTTGTATTTATGTAAAGCTATCTGACCTTCACAATATTTCGTTACTGCTTCAAAAAGTTCGTTCATCAGTAATAGGCCTTTACCTGCGTTGGTCCATCATGCTCTTCCCAATCATCGGTGGGCAACTGAACAAAATTACCTTGACGGTATCTCATCAACGCCTGTGTCATGCTATCCACCAAGTCATCATGCTCCCCGTTCGGAAACGCCGCCACCTCTTCAATCATCTCATCAGCGAAGACAGTGTCGGGGGCCCACACCATACCCGCTTCAAAAAGAGGCGAAACGGAGTGAACACGGGTTATCTTATCATTACCTTTGCTTGGCGTAAAGTTAACAACAGGTATTCCCATGTTTCGTAATTCTTGTGTTAAAGGCAGACCAGAAGCCTTAGCTTCCACGATTATAGTATCTGGCTCCCAATACTGATACTGCTCCAAAGCAATCTGCTTTAGCTCCGGAAAATCCCACCGGTCTTTCTGACTGTCCAAAAGTATGAGTCCCGGGGGGCCCCCAGCCTCTTCTGGACGAAACACTCCCCACGTGGTTATGGCTGAGAAGTCGGCCGTCTCCCGCTTAGAAAAAGCGGTATCATAGCTCTGTATGACATATTCGAGATTGGGTATGGCATCTTTATCCCACCTTTTCCACCACTGACGAGGTATAATCGCGTTCTCTTCGCCCGTCGGGTTCTGTTGATACTGCGCGTTCCATTTGCTCGGAGGTATAGATGCGCGGACCGCGGTCAGGTCTTCTAGTGACCAGAACTCAGGCCAACAAGGCTTACCGTCTTCAAAAATAGCCGGAAGTTCCACAACTTCCCACTGGTCGGCTAACGGGTCTTTAGCCATTGCCCGTAACAACTGGCCTGTCATGTCCTTCTCGGACCAGCGCGTTTGCACCAAAACAATCGACCCACCCGGCTGGAGACGTTGTCGGGGGCCCCCGGTGTACCAATCCCACGCATCTTCAAAACCACTGTTCGACATTGCTGTCTGTTCTGAGTGCGGGTCATCAATGATTACGAGATCACCACCGCGTCCCGCCAAGTTCGACCCAACGCCAACGGCATAGTACATACCACCCGCGGCGGTGTCCCATCGTCCAGACGCTTTACTATCAGCAGCCAAACGCACCTCTGGGAATATGTCTTTGTAATCGTCACTATCAATTAAGTTCTTTGTCTTTCTGCCAAAGTTTACTGCCAGCTCCGTTGTGTGCGTTGCCTGAATAATTTTCATTTTTGGGTTCCTGCCCATCATCCAAGCGGGAAACAAGAACGATGCAAACTCAGACTTCGTATGACGAGGAGCCATGTTTATAACTAAACGCTTTAACTCACCATTAGCCACACGTTCTAGTTTTTCTGCAATGATTTTGTGGTGACGGCCAGCGATAAACTCGGGCCACATATTTTTTACAAAAGTCAAAAAGTTAGTTTGACACGCTTCGTTCTTCTCAAGTTGAGCAAGACGAAGACGAAGCTTTGCTTCTTGTTCTGTGAGTTCCATAGGGGCCCCTGATGCATAAAATATGTGCAGTAAATATGCCTCTTTTTTAAGCAGTTAACAAGACCCTCAAAGTTGCACAAAAAACAGGCAATGTTTCACGTGAAACATTCATATCATTTTTTACATAATTATTCGTGAAAAACATGGCCCTAGCCCCCGCCCCGGCGCACGTGGGCGGCGGCGCGCGGAACGTGGATTTTTGGCGGTTTTCTGCGGTTTTTTGACCCGATATGAGAAGGGACCCGACGCGGCCAGCGGCCAGCGGATAGCGCGGGTGCAGCTGCACCGGCCGATGGATTTGGCGGCGTCCGGCGCGGCTAACATTCCGGAAAAGTTAACCCACGGCCAGCGGCCAGCGGGGCGCGGTAGGTTTAGCAATGTGAGCGGATGGCGGGGCGCGGCAAGATTAACTGGCATTAAACGCGATTTAACGGCCAGTGGGCGGGCATAAAAAAACCCGCCGATGGAATACACCGGCGGGGGGCTTGTGTTAACTGGCGGGGCTTATTCGTCGGTTATTGGAACCAGTCGAGTTGAACCGCATCTCTGGCAATATTGCGGGGGGTTATCATCGTCCGGAAATTGGTCGACAAAAATACAACCGCAATCTGAACACCGATACATTAGCTGGTTTCGATTGTTATGGTTGCGCCTGCCAGTACTTCCTTGACGATGGACTCGACCGCTTCGCGCTGTTCGTCTTCGTCCTGCCTTTCCGGCAACCGGTCGTCTATCATTTCCCCGATTTCATACTCAAAATGGGAAATATCAAAGTTTTCGATTTCTTCCCGCGCCGCGTCGCTGGCAACGTCGGTGACGATGGATTCAGCCAGCGCATGAATGCGGGGTTCTAAAGCAGAAAACAGCGGGGTCAAAATAGCGTCCATTTCGTCCGCCTTACGAATTATCGCCGCGTCCGCGCTGGCCAGTTGTTCGCGCAAGTTTTCGATTTGCTTTTCCAGCTCGGCAATTTGCGGGTTTTCGGTCTGGGTTTGTGTATTTAGATTTTCCATGGTTTCAATTCCCTTTTTAAAAACCGGCGGTCAGACCATCCGACCGCCTTGGGATAATATGCGATAATATTATATAAATGTAAACCCCACAAAAAAAGCCCCGCCGGATTAAGGCGGGGCGGGCATGGTCTGGGGCGGGTTTATTCCTGCCCGATATCACCGGCCACATGGTGACGCAGGACGGTGCCGGACGGTAAGCCCCGCACAAAAGCCCGCAACCGTTCGCCGTCGGTTTCTGTCTGTTCCTGCTTGGCGGTGTTCTGCCAGTGGATATTGACGTTTCCCCCGTCCGCATAACATCCGCCGCGCTCACTGGTTCCGGCTTTGCGCTTGCCTGCCCCGTGCGCCGTAAAGGTCACGACAAAAGACCGGTCTAAGCGGGCGCATAATGGGGCTTTATCCCCGCCGCAATTATTGCAGGTCACCGCGCTATTATATTCGGCAGGGCATCGGATAAACCGGACGCCGTTATATTCGGCGTTTTTCCCGTTTTCAAAATAGTTTTCCGGAACAACGGTCACAACCGGCGCGGGGCTGGCTTGCATAGCCAGCACGGCGGCGGCGGGATTTGCCGCGCTGTAATTGATAACGGTTTTTTTTGGGCTTAGTTTATGTGCCCAGAATAGCGGGTGAAAATGTGAATATGTAAAGCTCTCACCGCGGCGGGGCTTAGCATCTAGAACAGCGTCCAGATATTCTTCATCTATTTGAGATTCAGAACAACCCCGTCCGCTGGCGTTCAATTCGCAGGACGCGGGGCAGGTGCCGAACTTATCTTGATTGCCTGCGCGATATGTTACGGCGCAACCGGCGGTCTTTTTGGCTGTACTAATTGCAGTTGTTTTGAGCATGGTTTTAATTCCCGTTAAAGTTATGCGTTTTATCTCATATAGCAAAAAGAAAAAGCCCCGTCAATATAACGGGGCTTTTCCGGTGTTATGTGCTGGCCGGTTATGCGGCCACCTTGTCCAGTAATCCGCCTGCTTTGCGCTCTAAATCAATCCGGCTATCTTGATGCGGGATATCACGGGCAAGCGCGGTGATTGCCTGCGCCGCATCCCAAACTGACCGAATGGGCTTGTCTTCTTCTTGCAAATGACGAGCGGCGGCGGCCTTAGCCATGCGCTGGCTAAGTCCTGCCCGTTTGGTTAAAAATTCCAACCGGTCTTCGTCGGTACGTGCAACGACTGCACCCTGCGCGGCCTGTACGCCGTCCAGAAAATTTGCGGTTGCCCCATGCGCGAATGATTGCAGGGCTGGCGCGGCCTCATAGGCAAACCGGTCAGGGGCAAACTTAGTATGCCGGATTTTAATTTCCTGAAAGTTTTCCACGCCCCACAAATTACGGTTCATGCATACGCCGCGCAGATACATGGCCGCAATTCCGGCAGTCTTGGAACCGGTCTCACTATTCCATGCATAAAAGCCCCTGAACATTAAATCAGGGTCACCATTGGCAAGCTTGCCAACTTCAATCGGATGCGTGTCGTCTACCAAGAACAGGAACACGTCGCGGTCACTAGCGAACAGGGTTGTCGTGTCTTTAGTCACCGGAACAAAGGGGTCATAAATAGCGCGGCCTTCTTTTTGGCCTGTCATCATGCCCGGGATTTTCCAGCGGTCAGGGTCAGCAAACTTTTTCACTGCCTCAATGATTTCAAAATCATAAATCCGGCCATAATCCGCACCGGTTGCCGCCCGTAGATCACCGCCTTCGGTGGCGTGGCCGTATGCCTTCACCAGTTCTTTTGACCGGTTATAACGCAAGCCCCATTGCAGGGCGTCCGCCGCTATAGGTGCAGGCAGGTCTTTAAGATAACCGGCAGGCGCACCGGCCAACTGGGATAGCTGACCAAAAGACCAATTTGTCGGGGCGTTGAAAGCCTCGTGTCCCTCTTCGTCGGTATACTCAACAAAGATATCCCCACGGCTGGGGTTCTCTTCATCCAGCTTGCCAACAATGTTCATTTTATGAGTGTTGACAATCCGGCTGTTCATAGAGCGGGCGTCCTGCTTTTTAAAGGCCAGCATTTCATCCAAAGACAAAAACTTCTGGTCATCCGGACGGCTGAACCATTGCGACGATACCGCGCTGTTGCCGATACCATGCTGAAGGGCATTAGTCTGATAAGCCCCTGTTACAGCCGGTTCAGTATGTCGGCCTGAAGGGTTTACATCACCTTGCATAATGCCGTTCTGTGGTGAACCGTCAATCTGCATTAGGTTGTTTGTGTTTTCAATAATATTCTGCATGTCAAATGCTCCCGTAGAAAATGCGGACCGGAATTGGCCCGTAAAGGTGTTGTCTCATAACTTCTCATATAATGCAAGTAATTTTTTCAAAAAGTTATTCCTTTATAAAGAACCCTCCCCACTCATATTCATCTTCCTCAAATTGCCCGTCATCTATCATGTCGATTAAACCGATTTGACCTTCCGATAAAATCCAAAGTAAGGCTCTGTATTGACCGGCTGGAACATATAAAGTACATGAACCATTCTTGTTTACTTTTAGTCTTGACCGTTTTGTCATAATCTTATTTCCCATAAAAATTAACTTTCAATCTCTATAGGTTATCAAACAAAATTCTGGAATTGACGGGTTGGGACAAAAATAATTTAAAAAAGTTAAAACCCCGTCAGCGATGACTGACGGGGCTTTGTTTATCTGCGCCTGCGACGGGTTGGTTTACTGTTTGCCCTGCGGCTTAGTTCTTCATAATCTTTGCCATAAAGCAGGCGGCCGATAAGACTAAATAATATCATGTTGGTTTATTCTCCCTTGTTTCAAGATAATAGTTTAATTCCTGCAACACCCTGAAGACATGATTGACGGGTTCGCCCTCTTCAAAATAGTGTTGCTGTTCACTGCCCCAGTTATAATCAATCAACTGGCGCAATCCCTTTAGCATCCGCTGTTCGGTTGTTTCACTCATGCCAACACCCATTTTTTGCGCTTCGCATAAACGGCCTGTAACAAAGCCTGCATCCGCTGGATTTTATCGGCATCCGAATCCGAAAGCGCGTTTATATTAATAGGACTGAGAAGACCGGTATGCTCGAAGATACCTTCGCCGGTTTCTTTCATGTCACAAATGCTGAAGATTTCTTCTAAATCTCGGACGGCTTCCATGACATTACATAGCCTCATCTGGTCAGAGGCAACTAAGACTTTATGCTTCATCGTTTTAACTCCCGTAGTTTGTGAACGATAACCCACATATATGGGATTATGTCGGACAGGTCAAGTCAAAAATGGTTTCCCACACAAACGGTTGCTCACATCTAAACAGGGGTTCTACTTTGCTGATGCCGTCCATTTTTAAATCGACTGCCGCGCTGGCAGGATATAACAGGCATTCAGCCGGTTCTGTCGGCTTGGTCTGCCGCTTAATCAAAACCCAACATGATCCATGCTGGTGTTTAGTAAGCCATGCCACCTGAGACGGACGCAACTCAACACGGTTGCCGGTACAATATTTTAATTCGATAAAGTTAAATGCGCCGGTCTCATCACATATGACAAGGTCTGGTATGCCTGCGCCTACCCAGTTTTCAATCCTCGTCAGAGATAGTTTCCTCGGTGACCTCTGCGCCGCTTCCTTCACTTGTTTGTAAAAGCCGCCCTCTCGCTTTGTCGCGATTACCGGTGTTGTCTTTTTCTTCTGGGGTGATGTCGATTGTGATTGGGGCATAACTATTCTTGATTTCCTCTAAGGCTTTCAAAACTTCGTCCTTATTCATGCTGTCGATTGACCCATGCCGGACTTCCGATTTGCTAACATAGATGTCGCCCTGCGCTTGACCTCTCCGATACTCAGCTTGAACAGCCGCAGAATAAGCCCCGTTTTGCAGAGCAACATCACGGATATTTTGTAAATCACGGATATGGCGCAGATAAGTTATCCCGTATTTTGCGTCCAGTTCGTTTCTATAAGATTGGATGGCGTGAACAACATGAGGTGATATGGCAGGGTTAGTCAGTTCATATGCCCTCGTATGGGCAGAGGTGGCTGAGTACCCAGCATTGATTGCCGCTTCTCTCAAAGTTATCTGGCCGTCCTTGCTAACAAGCTCTTTTACAAAAAGCTCTTGCTTTCGCGTCAAAGGCTGGGCGGCGGTCGCTTTCTTCCGTCCACGGGTCTCAATCTTGGCCATAAGAACAATCCTCAGTTAAAAAGGTCAACATCCTTATTTTGGAATATACTATATAGGGGGAAAATTCAAAAAATATTTTTTTCTGATTTTGGCACACTAAGGCCGATTTTGATTTTTGGTCTAAAGGTAACACCTCTGTAAACAATGGTGTTACCACTTGTGTTACCCCTAAAATCTTCTGTATCCCTTGTATATCAACGGTTACAGAGATGGGTAACACCGGTAACGTCAGTACCGCCATATTTTTTACTAAAAATATTTTTTTCTTTTTTCTCCCTATATAGGTAAAAGACAAAATAACGGGGCAATCCGAAGACTGCCCCGTGGTCCGTGGTTCGCGGTCAAAGCTACTTTGCGTGTAGCTCGAAGACCTCGGCCACTCGTGCTCGGCGTTTCACCCGCTTATCGCGGATGCTGACAATTTCTTTAGTGAGGCCACAGACATAACGTCTGCCCTGCACTAATTGCCAATGCCAGCCTGCTACGACAAGGAATACGCTTTTAGCGTCCCTGTCTTTAACAGAAGCCTTTAGCCAACCGGCCAGCGTGACGCCGTCCGTGCGATTGAATTTAACGTCCCAGTAATGTCGGACATCCCTCATTCGGATACCGTTCATATGCAGGACATCCATCAGCTCGGTTGTGCCGGTGCCGGTAATCATGCGGCGGCCGGATGCTCGTCTGAGCTGGGCGGCGGCCTCGCCGGTTGTCATGCCGGTGATTGCACTGATTACGGCTGGCCCACAAAAGCGGTTTTTATCCCGCTTGGATGAACCGTGGTTGACAGGCTTAATGCGAAGATTGGTCATAAGACCCTCCCGTAGTTATTAACAATAAGAAACAGCGATACCCAAAATGGGTAT